GTGGAACGTGATCACGGGCCCCTGGCAAACTTTCGTTTGTCAGCCGCTCACTACCAATTCTTTCCTGAACTCTACTGCATCCAGGTGACCACACCATTACTGGGGAGAACTCGGGAACCACCCACGAGTTATGGCAACACCCCTCTGAAATTTTCGAGTTTGTACGGAAAGAATTGACTGGGATTTTCTATTTACCTAATTTTTATTCCGGGCCAGCGACCTTCGGATAATAACGCTGGAAACCTAACTAATGAAAAATATGTTCTTAAACGTTTCTTGCAGCAGCAACCGATCCCAACAGTCGAACCTTATATCTCACGAAGATTTGTCCACACAAAACACCAGGAGTGGCGGGTTGCGCAATACCATTGGCAGCATAGATAAGAGTACCAGGAGATAGGGTGTTCTTTTCCACGTTGTTAGCTGTGGTAAAAGTGGTGGAAGAGACAATCCGGTAGGTGTTGGGAATAGTGCTAGTTCCAAGGGTATAAGTATACTTCGGCACAGAGAACCCAACAACATCACCAGATGGAAATCCAAACTTCTGCAGTGCCCTACCGCCAGCTCCACCAGCATAAGCAGGAGCCAATAAGGCTTGCTCGGTCTGGAGAAATTCTGGTTGTGTAGTAGGCAGGGAGTCATTATAATCGCCAGTAAAGGCGAACATGACATTACCTGCCTGTGTAGTTGGCACCGATGGCACATAAGTGTACTCCAACTCTAACACCTGGTATTCAGTGAAGGCCCCTGAAATAGATGACAACCAGGGTAGCGAACTAGATTGAGGGAAGAAAGGACGTGAGGCACAAACAAATGTTGCTAAAGACATGTTAATTGTATCTATAGCCTCTGTTTTCTCAACAACCATAGTTTGCACACCATTGATATTGGCCATCGAATTAGTCAAAGCTCTGGATTGAACAAACTTGACGGTAGCATCCTGGCCACCAACAAAGATCTCCTGTTCACCTTTCGACTTCTGAGCAGGCTTCTTCTTAGGTGTGTTGGCTGGTGCCACCGTAATGGCGATCGAATCTGGTTCACTGGTGGGAATCATGCGGCGTCGTATCTTGCTGAACTGCATTTTCTTTGAAGACATATCTAGCTATTAAAGTTAGAAAGATAAATAATTTAGTAATAAGCAATAAGATAATTATATATGTAAACTGATCTATAACGATGGTTAATTGTTATCATTCAGGAGGGACACCTCTTCATAAACCTCCTGTTCAGTCATTTCACAATCGCCAAGATTAGTACTCCTAAACCGACACTCTAAGATTTCCTGTTGATCGGGATGAATACCAAAGGCAAGCCAGAATGAGTAGCGGGATTGTGC